AACGTTAATCAAATCCGCTGCTGATTTGATATCTGAAGAAACTCCTAACTATCAATGGGTTGCAGGACGTTTGATTAACTATCACTTACGTAAAATGGTTTATGGGCAGTTTGACCCTTGGGATTTGCATACATTAGTTACAAAAAACGTAGAAAATGGATTCTATGACAAAGACATTCTTATTTCTTATACTAAAGCAGAATTTAATAAACTGAATAGCTATATAAAACATCAAAGAGATAACACCTTAACTTATGCAGCTATGGAACAGTTTAGAGGAAAGTATCTAGTTCAAAATCGTGTTACTAAACAAATATTTGAAACCCCACAAATGGCTTATATGCTTATTGCCATGACACTTTTTCAAAGTTATCCTAAAGATACAAGAATTAAGTGGGTGAAAGATTATTACGATGCAATATCTACATTTGATTTATCCTTACCCACTCCTGTTATGGCAGGAGTACGTACACCACAAAGACAATTCTCTTCCTGCGTTCTTATCGAAACAGATGATTCGCTGGATAGTATTAATGCTAGCACTAGCTCTATTGTTAAATATGTCAGCCAAAAAGCAGGCATCGGCATCGGAGCTGGTAGAATTAGAGCCCTTGGAAGCCCAATCCGAAGTGGGGATGCTTACCATACAGGAGTTATTCCATTCTATAAAATGTTTCAAAGTGCGACACGATCCTGCTCTCAAGGCGGTGTGCGAAATGGTGCCGCCACCTTGTATTATCCAATCTGGCATTTGGAAGTTGAAGATCTCTTAGTGCTGAAAAACAATAAAGGTACTGAAGATAATAGGGTTCGTCACATGGACTACGGAGTTCAGTTTAATAAATTGATGTATGAAAGATTGCTTTCTGGTGGAGATATCACACTATTTTCTCCAAGTGATGTTCCTGGTTTGTATGAGGCGTTTTTTAATGATCAAGAACAGTTTAAGTATTTATACGAAAAAGCTGAAGTGCATCCTAGTATTCGTAAGAAGACTATCTCTGCAATTGAACTGTTTTCATCTTTTATGGAAGAACGTAAAAATACAGGACGTATCTACTTAATGAATGTAGACCATGCAAACACTCACTCATCATTTGAAGAATCTATAGCCCCTGTTCACCAATCTAATCTTTGCTGTGAAATTGATTTACCTACTAAACCTTTAAATGATTTCAATGACGAAGAAGGAGAAATTGCATTATGTACTCTTTCTGCAATTAACTGGGGTAAGATCAAAAAACCAGAAGACTTCGCAAAACCTTGTGAATTAGCTGTGCGTGGGTTGGATGCACTTTTAGACTACCAGGACTACCCTGTGAAAGCTGCTCACAATGCGACAATGAATCGTAGACCTCTTGGTATTGGAATCATCAACCTAGCGTATTGGTTGGCTAAAAACGGAACTAATTACCAAGATCCAGATCTGGAATTAGTCAATAGATATGCAGAAGCATGGAGCTACTATTTAATCAAAGCCAGTGCTGACTTAGCACAAGAGCAAGGAGCGTGCTTAAAAAGTAATGAAACCAAATATGCTAATGGAAAACTGCCTGTTGATACGTATAAAAAAGATGTAGATGAACTGGTTGCTCCTACTCATATGATGGATTGGAGTGATTTACGAGAACAAATGCAGATTCATGGTATTCGTAATTCAACTCTCATGGCTCTTATGCCTTCTGAAACATCTGCACAAATATCTAATGCTACTAATGGTGTTGAACCTCCTCGCTCATTCGTGTCTATTAAACAGTCAAAAGACGGAGTATTAAAACAGGTAGTTCCTGGTATACACAAACTAAGAAACAAATACGACCTATTGTGGGATCAACGTTCTCCACAAGGATATTTAAAAATTATGGCTGTTCTTCAAAAATATATTGATCAAGGAATTAGCGTAAACACTAGTTACAATCCTATATTTTTTGAAGATGAAAAGATTCCAATGAGTGCTATGATACAAGACTTATTAATGTTCTATAAATATGGAGGTAAACAACTCTACTATTTTAATACTTTTGACGGCCAAGGCGAAATAGACATCAGCAAACTTGATGATATACCTCAAGAAGAAATTGACGACGCAGACTGTGATAGTTGCGTTTTATAAGGAAAAAGAAAATGACAGTACTAAATACATCATCATATGACCATACAACATCAAAAATGTTTTTTGATAACTCTTTAGGGATGCAAAGATTTGATACCTTAAAATATAGAGCATTTGATAAACTAACAGATAAACAACTCGGATTCTTTTGGAGACCAGAAGAAATAGATATCTTAAGGGACGCAGCAGATTTTAAAAATCTTACAGAGCATGAACAGCATATTTTCACATCTAATCTAAAAAGACAGATCGTACTAGACAGTGTTCAAGGACGTGCTCCTGCAGAAAGTTTTGGTTCTATTGTATCTTTACCAGAGCTTGAGAACTGGATTATTACTTGGACATTTAGCGAAACTATCCACTCCCGCTCTTATACACATATCATACGTAATATCTATCCTAATCCTTCGAAAATATTTGATGAGATGATGGATATTCAAGAAATTGTTGACTGTGCTGATTCTATTTCAGAGCATTACGACGATCTTATTGAGATGACAAAATGGTATCAACTATTTGGTGAAGGCGAACATAGCGTAACATCGACAGAAGAAGATGACCCTATTGATGGTATGAAGTTGGGAGTTTATCAAAAAAATAGTAATAAGTCTATTTCACTGTATGAATTAAAAAAGAAGCTATACTTATGTATGGCTAGTGTTAATATTCTTGAGGGAGTACGTTTTTACGTATCTTTTGCTTGTTCATGGGCGTTTGCTGAACTTAAGAAGATGGAAGGTAATGCTAAAATTATCAAGTTGATTGCTCGTGATGAAAATGTTCACCTTGGTTCTACTCAGCAGATTCTAAAACTTTTACCACAAGATGATCCTGATTTTGCTAAAATTGCAAAAGAGTGCGAGCAAGAAGTAATTGATATGTTTGTCGAAGCCGTTAATCAAGAAAAAGAGTGGGCAAACTACTTATTTAAAGATGGATCGATGATTGGACTTAATACTCAACTTTTGTCTGATTACATCGAATGGATTGCGCACAAACGTATGACTGCTATCGGAGTAAAATGTCCGTACTCAGTACCACGTGCTAATCCTTTACCCTGGACTCAAAAATGGATTTCAGGGGCTGAAGTACAAGTTGCTCCTCAAGAAACTGAAATCTCCAGTTATGTAATTGGAGGAACTAAACAAGACGTATCAAAAGATACATTCAAAGGATTCTCTTTATGATTGATCTGAATAAATATAAAGAATTTGTTAGTGCAGTAACTAGCCAAGAAAGTAATAATGTAAGAAAACTAACTGATAAACTACACGAACTTGATAGAACAATTAATATATCACTACTAATGACAGGAGGTATTGGTCTAGCGTCAGAAGGTGGTGAGTTTAACGAGATTGTAAAAAAATGCGTGTTTCAAGGTAAACCTTTAGATGATGATACAATTTTTCATATGAAGCGTGAGCTAGGAGATATTATATGGTACTGGGTAAATGCTTGTAGAGCACTAGATCTAGACCCTAATGATGTTGTAGCAGAAAATGTTAAAAAACTTGAGTCTAGATACCCTCATGGAGAATTTGATGTTCATTACTCAGAAAATCGTCAAGAAGGCGACCTATAATGAAAATAGTAATTTGGAGTAAACCAGACTGCCCATTTTGTGTGAGGGCTAAACACGAGTGTGATAAGCGCGGGATTGCCTATGATGAAAAATTAATTGGATTTAATGGCTTAACCAAAGAAGATTTATTAAGTGTTGCCCCCAATGCAAGGTCAGTTCCACAAATTTTTATTGATGGACAATTGATTGGAGGTTATACTGAATTAATGAAATCGAACATTCTCGATTCATAATAACAAGGAGAATTAGCTATTGGCTAACGGAAATGGGCATCAAAAGCCTCTTAAAAAAGTCAGAATTGACGATCTCTTAACTTTCTCACCTATAACTGATAATCAAACAATTACTTATGAGTCTTATAAAAAAGATAAACATCTACTTCTTCATGGAATAGCAGGTACGGGTAAAACGTTTCTTTCTCTTTATCTAGCCTTAGAAGAGGTGTTAGATCCTTCTACTGTATATGACGACGTATTTATTGTTCGTTCAGTTGTTTCTACTAGAGACATCGGATTTTTACCTGGCGATGAGCAAGATAAAGTATCTTTGTACGAAGCACCTTATCGATCAATATGTAGTGAATTATTTAATTATAAAGAATCATATGATGCTCTTAAACAACAAGGTAATGTAAAATTTATGAGTACCTCATTTATAAGAGGAATCACTATTAACAATGCAGTTGTTATAGTAGATGAGTGTCAAAATTTAAACTTCCATGAATTGGATAGTATTATTACAAGAATAGGTAAAAACTCAAAGATAATTTTTTGTGGTGACTATACTCAGACAGATTTGACCAGAGAAAATGATAAACGTGGGATACTTAATTTTATGAACATTCTTAGTTCATTAGAAGAATTTAGTACAGTTGAGTTTGGAGTAGACGACATAGTTAGAAGTGATTTTTTAAAGTCATATATCATTGCAAAATATGAATTAGGATATGCATAACTCATATAAAGATAATTGGGATAATAAAACACTAAATTATAACATAGAGAAATATAATTTTAGTGAATGGGTTCTTAATGTAATTCAACAGGATTACCCAAATCTTACTGAGTTACAGTATTTACATAAATATGTCCCTTCTGAAAATCTAGTGAATATCACAGATAAAGTCCAAAAATCATTTGCTGAAAGATCTTTCGGTAAAATGATAGATGATTTTGCGGAAGAATATATCAAACCTCTGATAGGTGATAATAAGTACTTGGTAAAAAGGTTCCCTACTCTCAACTTAGTTGTTCCAAACCAAGAAAAACTTGGTCGTAGATTGCATTTTCATCAAGGAATTTTCTATAATAATGGGAGAGGTCAGGGTACTATCTGGATGCCTTTAACTAATTGCTATGAGTCTAATTCGATGTGGATTGTAGGATACGAAGACTCAAAGAATATAACAAAAGAAATAGTGGAATACAAGACATCTCAAGACGTTTTTGAAAAAATGAGCTTAGATAAAGCGTTTCCCGTAACACTATCCCCGGGCCAAGCTCATTTATTTCATCAAGAACACATACACGGTAATGTAAATAATAAAACAAACGTTACGAGAATGGCTATAGATTGGCATGTTCTAGTAGAAGGAGAAGAGTTCAATGGTAGATATCCAGGAGGGTTTTTTAGATTACCAAAAGAATACGAACAAGAAAAGGTAAAAACAAACAATGCATCCATTTATTTATCTAATAATAGTAAGTTTGATAAGCATATCCCTCTTCATATACAACGTAATTATATTGTAAACTATTGTGAACAAAATAATATCCAGTATTCAGGGTATGTATTTGAAAATGAATATCTAGAGCACCTTCCTATACTAGAAGATATGATTAATAAGAGGCAAAATGTGATTATGCTAAGTATATACTCTCTACCTAACGATAAGGAGTTAAGAAATCATTATTTGAACTTGGCAAGTAATAACAATATTGATATAATTTTTGTAAATGAATTGTTAAAGCTATCTAAAGACAGCCTTGCTAAAATTAACACATATTTAGAATTCGGTCTTAAACAAAAAGGACAGCACTCATGGGAGTCTTAAATGTTTCTTAAAGAAGTAAAGATAAATTATGATTTTGATTTTATCTACGATATTGAGTGGGAGCAGTTTGAGCACGACTGTTTGGGGCATCAAAAAGTAGAACTCAAAGATATTCATGATAAAATTGGTGGCTTTCCAAAATCTCTAACGCACTATAACACTATGTTTTATCAGAAATTTTTTGATAACAGTGAAATAGACTACACAAACTTAGGTAATCAATTAGGTATAGAAGCAATTACAGTATCTATTATAAAACAACCCCCTGGCATGACAAACCCTATGCACCGTGATACTTTTTATCAGATTAATAAGAAATTTCCAAAGGAAGAAAGAATAAAAGTTCGAGCTAATCTACAACTGTTAGATTGGAAGGCAGGACACTTTCTTCAGTTTAATGACACAGTAGTTACACACTGGAAAGCAAATACTGGTTATATGTGGGATTCCACCGTTCTTCACTTAGCAGCAAACGCAGGTCTAGAAGATCGTTATTCTCTTCAAGTTTCAGGATTTCTCAACTCTTAATGGCTCGATATACAAATCTTCCTGATAATAAAAATAAACCTTTTGGAGGCGCTTATAGTGTTTACGATAGTGACACTGTTTATATGCGGGACTATTTAGTTCAGAAATATGCTGTTAATAGTTCGTACCACGATTTTGAAAGTATAAAACAGGACTATTTTAGTCAGTTTAAATATTTTTTATCTGACCCACACAAACTAAATGGTTTATCTATGTATAAACATGCCTGTTTTACCCAAGGCACAACAGAGTCATTTGCTCATTTTTATACCAGATATAGGAATAAAAATAGACTTAGACTAGCACGTGGCGAGTATTTTTATCATCAGATGATTAAATCTATGTATTTTTCTATGCGCTTTGATTGGTTAGAAGATGACGAATTAAAATCAGGAGATGTGCTGGTTATAAGTGCTCCGTTCTCTGATACTTGTGATTTATATCCAAACTTAGAGCGAATACTTACAGAATGTGATGACAAAGAAATTCCAGTGCTTCTTGATTTAGCATATATCAATATAGCTACGGAAATAGAAATTGATTTATCTCATCCCTGCATAGAATACGTGGTATCTTCTTTATCAAAAGTTTTTCCTGTGGAAAATTACAGGATAGGTATAAGACTACAAAAAGAAATGTTTGAAGATCCTTTATATGTTATCAACGAACCATACTATAATTACATCAATATGTGTAGCGTATATCTTGGGCTTGGACTAATGCAAGAATTTAGTCCAATGTATATATACGATAAATACGCACCTAAACAAGACCTATACTGTAAATTATACAATTTAGAGAAAACTAAATGTGTCTACTTTGGTTTAGACACAGCTAATGAATATCCTGAGTACAATAGAGGTAGAGACACTAATCGTCTTTGCTTTTCAAGACTCTGGGATGGGAGAATGACTTTTGACATGTAATAATGACTGGGACCCGTTAGAGGAAATCATTGTAGGAACTGCTGACTACTCTACTATTTCTATTCCTAATATCAGCACAATGAAATGTCAATTTCCTGAGTATGAAGAGTCTTTTATCAAAGAGTTTACTGGTTTTTACCCAGATCAAATTATTGAAGAACAAAATGAAGACTTAGAGAATTTATCAGATGTACTTAAAAATTTGGGAGTTGTAGTTCACCGTCCTGATACTACCTATGCTACAGCTGAAACTAAATCTCCTACATGGCACGGAAAGAATTGGCATTATCATTGTCCTAGAGATTTAACTCTCGTTGTAGGTGACACACTCATTGAAACTCCATCTCCTATTTGGAATAGACAGTTTGAAACTTGGGCCTATAGAGATATATTTACGAAGCTTTGGAATGAAGGTTATAATTGGATTAAAGCACCTGTCCCACTGCTTTATGATGAAAACTACAAGGAAGATACTAAAGGTGTTCCTTCATTACACAATGAAGAAATACTTTTTGAAGCTGCTAATTGTGTTCGAGTGAATAATGATATACTTTATCAAGTATCGAATACAGGTAACGAAAATGGAGCTAAGTGGTTACAACGAGTTCTTGGCGATTCTTATAAGGTACATTTAGCAAAAAATCTTTATTCTTACGCACACCTTGATAGTACTATTGTCCCTATTAGAGAAGGTCTTGTGTTATATAATGCCGATAGGGTGACCCCCGAAAACGAACCTGAATTATTTAAGAAGTGGGATAAGATATGGATTAATGAGTGTGTAGGCCCGACTACGCCTCCCCTAGGCCTTCCATGGGGAGCTAGTGAGTGGATTGGTATGAATCTCCTCAGTATCAATGAGAATCTTGCTATTGTAGATAAGAAACAAACACAAATTCATGAAAGACTTAACTATTTTGGTATTGAGACTATCCCTCTTGAACTAAGGCATGATAGAATTATAAGCGGAGGATTCCATTGCGTGACACTGGATCTAAAAAGAACAAGCTTATAGTATGTGGTGAAAGTTTTAGTTATGGAACAGGGGTTAAGCATTGGCCTCGTATAGTTTCAGATTTCTATGATTCAGAATTAGTAAATCTTGCTATAGTGGGTTGTAGTAATTATGCTATATGTTTTCAACTACAGCACGCATTAAGCACTCTAAGTCCTGATGATTTTGTTATCATATCATTAACTGCTGCTGAACGTTTTGAGATAGATGATGATGAATTTTCCTTTCCAGTTTCTATAGAAGATTTCAGACAAAACATAGACGAAATCGAATATTCACCTTTCTCTAAGTCTCCTACTATAACTTCTGGTAATTTATCATCTCAGTTACGTAATTATCAAATAGAACAGATGAAAAAATATTTGATGAGTAGCTCTTATAGACTATCAGCACAATACCAATCTTGGTGCTTACAACACTTAATTTCCTCTTTACCTTGCGATTATCTATTATATAGAAATATTTATCCTCGCTATCATGAACATATAAATAAGTATTCCAATGAATATTATTTTGGGTTAGAATCATACTTAATAAATTCTGGTCCTTATGACTACGAAAAAGAACACGTAAAAACGACAAATCACTTATCTGACAAAGAAAATAAGATGTTTGCCGATAAAGTGATAAAGGATATGAATGGCACATAATAAAAGTAAAGCTAAAGGTTCAGCTTATGAACAAAAAATAGCTACAAGACTTTCAAGCGAGTTTAATAAAGAATTTAGAAGAGTACCTTTATCTGGTGCTATAGATTATTTAAAAGGGGATATTTGGACACCTCATGACACTGCTTGGTGGCCCTACGCTATCGAATGTAAACACTACAAAAATATCGAGTGGAATAACTTATTAACTTCTAAAACTACAGATATGCTTCA